GGGCCTTGTCGCGGGGCACTGAGGCACGGCATCACCGCGCCGTCGCCAAGGCCTGCGCATAAGCCTGGCGGTAGTTGTTCAGCAGGTGCGCATCCGCAATGCGCTGCCCCACCGTCTCAAACGCCAGCCGCTTGCGGTAATTCGCAGCCGTCACGTAGATCAGCACCGGGGTGACCTGGCGGCCCATGAACTCGCGCTGATAGACCCCAGGGCGCAGGCCCTTGGCGCCCGGCATCACCACAAAGAAGCGGCCACCGGCCCGGCGCTGGGCGGCGATCTTGCTGCGGGCATCCGTCGACATGTTGCGGGTGAAGCCCGCCGTGAGGGTGACCCGCAACTGGCTCAGGATCTGGATGATCTGGCCCGCGCTCATGTTGCCGAAGGCATCGAGCCGAGCGCCAGCCCCGGGCACCGCGTACCAGCCCTTGGGCATCTGGCCGGTGATCTGCAGGGCACGCTCAAAGCGCTTGAGGGTGCGTTGCCCGCCCACGATGTGGGGCAACATGTAGCGGGTGGCCGGGGTGCCCGCATTGGACGTGGCCCGTTCGTCCTTGAGCCAGACCGTGGCCTCCAGGTTCTGGGCGGTGGCCGCCCGGATGAAGAGGCTGTTCAGGGTGTAGGGCGTGGGCCGGTCGATGGTGCGCTGGATCTCGGAGCGCAGGCCGTCGCGCACCTGGGTGGCCGTGGTGTTGAGGGCGGTCTTCAGGGCGAAGCGGGTTTGCTTGGCCAGCTCGCCCACCAGCCGGGCGGGGTCGGGGAAGTTGATCTGGGCGTGGATTTTCATAATGAGGCTGCAGGGTCACCAGGCGCGGGTGAAGGTGGGGGCCGGGGATCGGCGACGGGCATAGCCGCGGTCTTGGGGTTCTTCGCCGCGGGCCGGGCTTGGTGCAGGGGCGACCAAATGGGCAGGGGCCGGTGTCCTGGCCGGCAACGGCGCACTGAACAGATCCGCATTCACCGGCTGCACCGCCGCCTCGATCTGCTGCCACTTGCGGTCGCTGTGGTGGTGCAATCCGATGCTCATGGCCGAGTGCAGCGCGTAGTTGCGGCAGTCCAGCACCTCGTTGCGCGGGCGGCGCTTGACCCAGCGGTAGGTGTCGCGCCCGTTGAGCTTGGCCAGGATGCGCTGCTCTGCCGTGAGCTGCTCGAACCATTCGCGTGGCAGGTCCTGGCTGAAGTGCACATAGCCCGGGCCCGGGGTGGGGATGGCGAGTTGACCCAGCAGCAGGTCTTTGGCGGTGTCCACGCCCACGTTCCACAGCTTCACGCCCTGGGGCCATTTCTGGCCATTCCAGTTGATGTCCTGGATGCTGGCCGGGCCCAGCACGGGCACGCCCTCTTCGCCCCGGCCCTTCACAGCTCGCAAGCACGGGAGCTGGTGCTGGTTCTTGCGCACCCAGTTGTACACGGCCTGGGTCTGGTCGCTGGAGTCGATGGAGATGCCCGACAGCCCCAGGCTGCCCGCCTGATACGCCTGGGGGTAGCGTCGCTGCAGGTAGGTGGTGACCTGCTGCCAGTCCTCTTCGCTGGCCGGGTTGCCCTCGATGATGTGGTGATCCACCGGCCAAGACTCCAGGCCCCGGGCCCAGGCCCAGACGGCGATCTCCCAGCGGTTGCGCTGCACGTCCACCCCAGCGGTGAGCACCAGGCCGCCCACGGGCACCTGGCACAGGGGGAAGGCTTCGGCCCGGGCCTGCAGGGCGTGTTCGTCGCTGCGCTCGCCTTTGACCTCCCAGGTCTCGCCCAGGGTTTCGTTGACGAAGAGCTGCATGGGTCCGGGGTCGCCCTTCTCCAGAGCCGAGACCGCCTCTTCAAACTCTTTGACGATGCTGGCCCAGCTGCGCTGGGGGCTGTAGGCGGCCCAGACCTGCACGCCCAGGGTTTTGGGAGGCCGGGTGGGCAGGCCCTGGCTGTCGCGCCAGATGCGGTCGGGGCCGTAGCGCTTGGCGGTCTTGCTGCACACCCAGGTGCCGGCCATGGGCTGGCCGCCGGGCAGGTAGTCGGCCTGGGTGATGGGTTCTCGGCAGTGCGGGCAGATGTGGCGCACGGTGTCGGGCTGGCCGCGCTGCCACTTGAAGCCATGGGGCCGGTCCTTGCCGCCCCACATCAGCGGATGCTCGGCGTCGCAGTGGGGGCACGCAATGTGGAAGCGCACATAGCCTTCGGAGTTGTCGCAGGCGCGTTCGACATGGCACAGCCCCTTAACCCCGGGGGTGGAGCCGCCGACGAATTTGGGGTAGGCCGCACCTTCGAGCCGGCCCTTGGCCAGGCCGCCGGGGTCGCCGGACTTCTCGATCAACTGGTCGAAGGCGCTCCACTCGTCCAGGATGGCCACGGCCACCGTGATGCGGCGGTAGGCCCGCTTGGCCTTGCCACCCAGCAGGTGCAGCACGCTGTCGCGGAAGGGTTTGAACTTGATGGTGTCTTCGTTGGCCCTGCCCTGCTTGCGGGCCTTGCGCACGGCCTCCACCGCATCGAGCACGGGGTCGATCTCGCTTTTGACGTAGGAGTCGCGGTCATCGTCGGTGGGCTGCCACAGGGCCTGCTTGCGCCTGCGGTGGGCGATGTTGTAGGCGACAAACGCCGTGATCATCTTGGTGTAGCCCACGCGCTTGGACTTCATGACGGCCAGGTCTTCGATGCGGTCGTCGCTCATGAAGTCGAGGATGCCGGTCTGGAAGGACCAGCCGACCCAGCCACCTTTCTGGTGGGAGCTCTCGCCGGCGAGCTTGAAGTGCTCGGAGGCCCATTCGCTCAGGCGCTGGGGGACTTCCGCGCGGAGGCTGTCCAGGCCCAGGCGGACCGAGCGCACGATGGCCTGGGCGGTTTCGGTGTGCAGGGTGACGGTGGCCGTGTTCAAAACGGAAGCCCTTCTGTGTCGGTATCGGTTGCGGAGTCGTCGTCAGCGTCGGCCTGGGCCATGGCATCCACCTGCTCAGTGACCAGGCGGGCGGTGGAGCGAATCCACTCGTTGCGGGCCGAGGCCAGCACCTGCATCACGGCAGCCTTGGCTTCTTCGGGCAGATCGGGGCAGGCCTTTTGCAGGGTGCCTTCGAGCTGGTCGAAACGGTCGACCACGGCACTGCTGGCCATGCCGAGCACATCGGCCAGCAGGCCCACGGGGGCGTACTCGCCACGGGCCACGGCGTTCTTCAAGGCCTGAGCGATGCGCTGCTCGCGGGCGAGAGCCGCGCGTTCTTGCACCAGGTCTAGGCCACCGGTCTCGGAAGAGGCCCGGCCTGCGGCCATGTCACGCAGGCGTTCGCAGTAGGCGATGAGCCAGGCGTGGGCCGTGTCGCCGCGCACCATCACGTTGTCGGCCATGAGCTGGCTCACGCGGGCTTCGCTCAGGCCCACCATCTCGGCGAACTCGGCTTGCGAGATGGGCTGGTCCAGGAGGGGGATGAGCTTCACTTAACCCCCTTAGGGCACTCACGCAACAGCCCGAGCGGGCGGTGCGAATTACCCGCGTTGGCCCCCTGCCGGGAGGACCCGCAGGCCCGGGGGGTGGGGGGCCTGCCCTGCTCTGCTGGGCCGTGGGTCGGCTCGTCGCACTGGCCATCGAGCCTGCCGGCGGTGGCCACGTAGCGCACGCCGCTGCGGTGGCGCAGCTCCTGGACGGCGTTGGTGTCCAGGGTGTTGCGCAGTGCCCAGCCAGCCGCGTTGGAGGGCCAGCCGGTGATGGTCACGATCTCGCGCAGGGTGAGCGGGCCCAGGCGCAGGAGTTGGATGAGGATGTAGGTTCGGGTCATGGTGTTGGCCCTGGTCGTGGTGGTGGTCATGCCGTGCGCCTTTGCGACCAGGGGCCAGCACCGGCTGCAGCGAACACGCGCTCGCGGTAGCGCCGGTTGTGCTCGAGCAGTTCGTCGTCGGTGTAGGCATTGCCGAGCTCGGACATGGAGTACGGCAGGCCCAGGCGTTGACCCATGGCCCGCACGCCGTCTTTGCTCTCCCACCACTGGTCCTGCAGCCCCAGTTGGGCCTGGGGCGAGGGCTCGTCCCGCCAGCGTCGGCCGGCCAGCCACTTGGACGGCATGGGGATGAAGCGGCCACCCTCGCGCATCCAGGCCGGGCCGCCCTGCTGAGCCCGGATGGCGGCCAGCATGCAAGCCTGCAGCTCAGCGTCGGGGGCCAGGCGGTTCCACTCGCGGCGGGCGGCGTCTTCGTTGGCCCGCTTGGGGTAGGCCTGCCAGAAGGCTTCGAAGCCTGGTGCGCCTTCGCTGGCGACCTGCGACTCTGGGGTTCGGCTTTGAGATGAATTCATTGACCCGCACGCGCCCCCCGCAGTTGCGGGGGTATCGGGGGTGTTATGGATGTTGGGGGTTAGGGGGTTATTTGATTCATGACGGTTCTTGACGGTTAGTGTCCGCGTGGCGGACCGGTTGAGTCCGCCACGCGGACTGGTTGGGTCCGCCTGGCGTACCGGTTTGCGTGGCGGACCGGTCCGCGTGGCGTACTGGTTTGGCACACGTCGGGGGGGTTGTGCGGCCGGCCGAACAGGCGGCTCAGATGTCTCAGGGTCGGCGCCCTCTTCCACGTACAAGTCGGGCTCGACCCAGTACACGGTCTTGCGCCCGTTGGAGCGGTCCGCCCGCAGGATGCAGCGCTCCTCAAGCCAAGAGATGGCCTCGATCACAGCAGTGCGGCCGAAGCAGGTGCGCTCGCACAGGCGCTCAATCGACGGCCAGCAGTAGCCCTCATCGTTGGCCATGTCGGCCAGCGAGATGAGCACGGCCTTGGCCGGGGGGCGCATCCTGATGGGCCAGCAAAGCGCCATGATCACGGTACTCATGGTGCTCAGTCCCCCAGGCGCGGCGCCCGCATGCTCTCGGGCTTGCCTTGGTCGTAGGCGGCCCGCAGGTAGGTGACGATCTCCTGCCCGATGGCCACATGGGCCAGCCAGCGTTTCTCGAGCTCCTGCAGGTCGTTGTAGTTGGGCCGGGCCTTGGAGGCCGCAGCCGCCTCGATCTCCAGCACCCTGGCGAAGCTGGCCCCGAGCTGGCTGAGCAGGTACATGGGGTCAGCGCCGCTCAACTGGTGGTTCATGGCGATGACCGTGCAGCCCAGCGCCTCTGCAAAGGCATTCAGGATGGCCTTGCTGCCAGTGACCTGGGAGATCTTCACGGCATCGCGCAGGCCCAACTTGGCAGCGCCCGCTTCCAGGATCTCGCTCGCCAAGCTGGATGGGTTCTTCTCCATCAGCAGGGCCACCACCTTGGTGCTGCCCGGGTACCCGCGCACGGCCGCCTCCGCCGCTGCGACGACATCAGTCATTTTGAAAATCCCCTTTGAAATTTGAAATACGGCCAGCGCGGCTGGACCAGAAACTGGTGGGCATGAACACAGACCCAACCCAAAGCCAGAAAGGCACACCGATGGACATGAACCCAAGCGACTTGGAAGCCGCCATGCATGACGCACTGGTCAAGGTGGCCGGGCCCATGCTTGAGGAGCAGACCGAGATGCGGGCGCAGTTGAGGGCGCAGCGGCTTTTGTTGACGCTGCTGTATGCGGATCGGTTTCGTGACGACTTGCCAGGCTTCGAAAGACTCATTGCGGCACTGCTGACCATGGCTGAGGAAGCCTCGCAAATCCTGCCAGGCGGCCCATGTATCCCGGAGGCAATAGCTGCCCAGCACCGCGTCCAGACGGTGCTGATGCAGTTCACCGCTCTGGCGAGGACCACCATATCGGCCTCCCTCGTACAACACAGGCAGGAAAACCACTCCAACCTGGTCGATACCGACGCGACGAGGTAGCGCCCCGCAGAATGGAGAGGCAGTTTCCGATGCGACCTGATGCAGCAAAGCGATCCAGGATCGCCGCCGGCCGAACACCAATTGGGCAATCTTTACAGGCTTGGTCGCACATTGGCTTGCCCCCTCTGGGTTGGGAGGGTTGAGTCCAGTTGCTCTGCAATCGGACATCCACCCTGCGACTCCGTGCCGCCAGCCAAACGAATCAATTTAAGGCCGACGTTGAACCTCGGCTCTGGGCCTAGGCCTTCGGAAAGTCGACAGATCGTGGATTGGTCAACACCAACCCGCTCGGCCAGCGCCTTCTGACTAAAACCTCTCGCTTTGAGAATTTTTATGATTTGTTGCCACATATGATGCATCCATGCATTAAATCAAATGATGCACCAATGCATTACAAATTGCAAGCCCATGCAGACAATGCAGGGATGCATGAGGCAACTCGAACCAACATCAAGGCTTTAATGGCTAAGAATGGCGTTCCAAGTGAACGTCAGCTAGCCATCGACTGCGGAATGTCGCAGTCAACCTTGAATAGGTTCCTGAGCGGTGAGACCGACTCTCTGGACTTCGCAAGGCTCATCGCAATCGCCCATTTCTTCGAGGTCAGCGTGTCGCAGTTAGTTGGCGAAACTCCGTTGGAGGAAGACCCAAAGATCCGAGCTGTTGTCCTGGCTATGCAGCAGATGCCTGAATACAAGAAAGACGCGCTAGTCGCGGCAAGCCATTCGCTTGCTGAACCCGAGATCCCTCCGGTACGCAACGGCAGCAAACGATAGCGACTTTTGGGGCGTATCAACTCACGGCGGTGACGAGCAGGGCTGCTCGATCTTTCCAACCTAGCTCAAGGTTGAACTGCGTAAGAGAGCCCCGACCGCGACCATCATCTAGCCCCTACATGCAGCGGCGGATTTCGCGTACCAAGTGAATGGGCTGCGGCGGCTCGCCACTGATTCCCATAGACATAGCGGGGTCGGTCTTCACCCCATTGACATGCATCCCCGGACCGAGACACCCCCTTCACGATCAAAAACAACGTCAATTCGACCATTCGCCCCCGTTTACAAGGAATTGACAGAAAAAATTTCACAAATGATGCATCAATGCATTGACAACTTTTAATGCATTGATGCATCATTTCCTCCAATTCAACGGAGGAAGCAATGCACATCACCCCGTTGCGCAGCTACCGCGCAACCCTGATTCCCAAGAACCTGGACCGCTCCGAGGTCCACGGTCTTGCCTCTGATGGCAAGCTGCCGACCATCCAGCTCAAGGCCGCCAGCGCTGACCGCGCCCAGGCCGCCGCCCACCACACCACAGGTCTGGCCGTGCTGTGCGTGGATCGGGTCGGGGGTGGCGAATGAGTGCCGCCTCCCTGCTCTCTCCCGAGCCGCTGGCGGGGTCCATCGTCTTGCGCTCTGGTTCGCCCTTCAGGTGGGCCACATACAACGCTGGATCTGACTTCGGCCACACCGCCCAGGGCTACTGGTACCGGATGCGAGAGCAACACACTGCTGGCTGGCCGCTGGCGGCCCTGCGCCATTTCCTGAAGCTGTCGATGTGGGATGAGCACGGCCGGCTTTGGCAATGCGTGACGTCCGCCGTGATCGATGACTTCGGCAACCTGGTGGAGGTGACGCCATGAGTCGCACCACGTTGATCAATGCCCTGGCCGTGCTGGTGATGGCCTTGGTGCTGGGCACGGCCCATCTTTGGGGCCCCAGCGAGCTGGAGACCATGGAGGCCGTGGCCGATGAGCGCCGTGCTGCCCCTGTGGAGGTGGCAGAGCTCAAGCGGGCCGAGGCGGTTTCCCCTGCCGCCTTGGGGCGCATGCCTTCCCGCCTGTCTCCCGGCTTTTCTCACTGACCGCGAGAGGCCCGCCATGCCCACACTCGTCACTTCGACCATGTTTGTTGCCAAGCAGCGGCCTGTGATTGCCCCTGCTGCGGACGGCACGTTTCAGCTCACGCTGCGGCTGTTGGATCGCCTGGGTTCTGAGTCGCGCCAGGTGGAGAGCTGGCTGGTGCGCTGGTCTGGCCGCGAGGCGGCTGCCTGGTGGCACCGGCATGGCGCCCAGGTGGTGGCCGGCCAACCCGTGGACGTGGTGCTGTCGCGGCCCCGGGTCTTCTACACCGGCCGGGGCGACTTTCGCACGGCCGAGCTGCACGCCACCGCCAAGCGCCTGACCCTGGCGCCACGCCGCAAGGCACCGCTCTCTTCGGCAACTCCTGCCGCAACTGCCTCTGCATCCCTTTCCCAACCCTCTGCAGCCCTGATCGCTGCGTAAACCCTTCGGAGGTTTTCCCATGTCTGTTTCAACACAGAAGAGACTCGCTCGCCCTTTGAAAGCCGTTTTGCCCGTTTCGCAGGCAGTTTCGGTACAAAAGTCGATGGTGCTGGCCTCGGCCGACAGCTTTTTGCGCACCGCTGCGGCCACGATCCAGGACCGTGGTGTGCACCGCGACACCAGCGCCGAGGGCGCCCAGCAGGAGCGCAGCATGGCTGCGACCGTGGCGGCCTTCAATGCCTTGGAGGGCACATCTCTGACCGAACGCCAGGGCTGGGCCTTCATGCAGGTGCTGAAGCTGGCCCGATCTGCAGCTTCTGCCCGCAATGGGCAATTCAACCCGGATGACTTCGTGGATGGCGCGGCCTATGCCGCCCTGGCCGGTGAATCGGCTGCGCTGAAGGATTGAGCCATGGCAGCCGATACTTGGATGATCACGGCCCGCGGGGCCGAGCACCACCTGGCAGGTGTGGGCATGGCGGTGAACCGGTTTGAGATTCAGACCATTGCGCACGCCTTGGCGCAGATCAATCGATTCACGGGGCATGCGGTGCGCCCCTACAGCGTGGCCGAGCACAGCCTGCTGTGTTGCGCCCTCGCCGCCCGTGAGGGCCTGAGCCCCAGCGTGCAACTGGCTTGCCTGATGCATGACGCCCATGAAGCGTTCACGGGCGATGTGGCCAGCCCGGTGAAGTGGAGCCTGCAGGGGGCCTGGGAAGGCTTCGAGCATGTCCACGCGGTGCAGGTGCGCCGCTGGTACGGGCTGCAATCCACCTTTGCCGCGCACCGGGCAACGATTCGGCATTTCGACCTGGTGGCCCTGGCCACAGAGCGGCGGGATCTGACGCTTTGGAATGCTGACCAGCACGAACCCTGGGCGATCTTGGACACCCCTGGTGCCGAGGTCCGGCCTGCCGCCGACAACCTGCTCGAGGGTTGGCGCGATTGCCCCTGGTCCAACTGGCGGGACCGGTTTGTTCAAACCTTTCATGCGCTTCGCGCGGAGGCCTGAGCATGATCGGCCCCACCTACCAACCCAGCACCATCGCCATCCTGAAGCACCTGCAAAAGCATGGCCCACTGACAGTCGACGAGTTCGGCAAGCTGAAGCACATCGGCACCACCGCGCCCGGCGTTCGCGTGGCCAGCATGGTCAAGCGCGGCACGGTGGCCCGCGTGGACATGAGCCGGCCCGCCCGGTACGTGATCACCAAGAGGGGCCTTGAGGCAGTCACTGCCGTGGCCAATGGTCAGGGCAACCTGGTGCCGCGCACGCTCATCCCCGTGGCACATACGCCGGCCATTCCTCAAACGGCGCATCTGCTGCCGGCACCGGCTTGCCGGGCGTCAGACGAGTCCTACAAGGCGCCTGAGCTGCGGCCCTTTGATGGGCGGCCTGGGGCGATGGATGCCTTTGCGCTGCCCAGTCGGATGGGTAAGGCGCTGTATTACCGCGACGGACGGATGGAGAATGCGAAATGAGCGCCCCCGCCATTGCACTGTTTATCGAATTGGCGAGTGCCAATCCGTCCTCGGAGCCAACCCGGTGCCGCCTCGCTCACCCTACGCTGGATTCAGGACACCACTCATGAACACAGCCTTCTTGCTCATGGCCCAGTACAACGCCCAGGCCGTGATTCCGGTCGCAGCCGTGGTGAAGGATTACTTCCCCCACCTAACGACCGAAAACTTCCTGCGCAAGGTTTCGGCCGGCGACATAAAAATCCCGCTGGTTAGGATTGAACCTGGGTCTCAAAAGGCCGCACGTGGTGTCCACCTCTCGGATCTGGCTGAATACCTTGATGATCGACGTGCTGCCGCAGTAAAAGAGGCAAGGCAACTGGCAGGCCAACCGGTGCATTGGTCTCATAAACGGGCTATATAGCCGACAA